GAGGGCTGGACATAGGGGCGGCGCGGCTGTAGACGGGGGGTGTCTGGCGGGAGTTCGTCCCCCCCTACTCTCGCTGGACGGGTCTGTGTGTCCCTGTCCCCCCGCCCTGCGGCCCACGCGGCGGGGGGATTTTTTTCACTTGATAGCTGACAACAAACATGTACTATGCGCAAAGCGCATAGACAGGGTGTGACATGGCCGTTAAAACTCCGACGCTTGAACGAACCGGTGGTGCCTACGATCCCGTGCCTATTGTTACGTGGCGGGGAGTTACTTCAGCCGATACCTTTGAGCACTATCTTGTCCGGGGCCAATATGGCTTTGCCGGTGCGCTTCAGATCAGCGGCACGTTTGGCGGGGCCACGGTTTCGCTTACGAGTAGTAACGACGGGACTAACTTCTTTCCAGCCGAAGACCCTACCGGCGCTTTGATCACCACCACTGTAGGCGCGATCTTCGAGATTTCGCTTTCTTCAGCGTACATCAAACCCAATATCGTTGGCGGGGCTGGGTATACGCTGGATTTCATCCTTGTTCTGCGGGGCTAACAACTATGACGCAACGGATCTTCAGGCGGGGTCGTGTAACGCGGGGCGGGGACAACGATGCGCTGGGCGATGTGCTTGCCGCCTTCGCTGCCTTGGGTAACGCTGATCGCGCTAAGGAGGTGGTAGCCAAGCTCCAGAAGGAGCAGAGCGAGCTAACCGAAGCGGCTGAGAACATGCGCGAAGAGGCCGAACGCCTCGACGCCGTGCGCTTGGAGGCGAATACCAAACTGGAAGAAGTCAATAAAGCACTGACTAAGCTGGCTGAAAAAGACGAGGAGGTGAAGGCTAAAGAGGCTTCGCTTCGCGCGTCCGTGATCAAGATGGCTACCCAGAAAGAGAAGCTTGAAGAAGAGCAGGTAAACCACAAAACTGCGAAGGCTCACCTCGACGCTAGGCTGGCGGACGTGATGTCTCGCGAGCAGCAGATCCTCAAGATGGTCAAAGACATGAAGACGCAGGAAGAAGAACTGGCGCTCGCCAAGAAGGCGTTTGAAGCCGACATGAAAACGATTGCTGCCGCCAAAGACGAACTGAACAAAAAAGAAGAATCGATGGCTAAGCTGGAGACTCGGCTTAGTCAGCTGCGCTCTCTTCTCAACACGTAGCGGGAGATCAGGTAATGGTGCTTCAGGTTTCTACACTGGTGCGTAACGCGATGCTCGATGTGATCGAGGCCGTCGGGAGCGGTCTGACGGTCACCTCCACCGCCATGACTGGCACCCCAGCTGCGCCGACGCTGTTGATCTTTTCGGGCACGAAACCCGCAGCCACAACTGACGCTGACGCCAACGCGTCGCCGCTCGCCATACTGTCATCGCTGACGTCCAACTTCATGGGCGATGCGGCGTCGGGATCCAAGCCTCTTGCGGGCACATGGCAGGAAACAAACGCAGACAACACCGGAACGGCGTCACACTTTCGCATGAAGACGAGCGGGGGCACGGTGTTCTTGCAAGGCACCTGCGGTCCATCAGTATCCCTGACGACTAACGGAACGACAGCAATCGGCAGTAATACGCTAAACTTCGCGGCGACCGTTCCGGCGACCATAGTCGCTGGGATGAACATCACCGGCACCAACGTGCCACCTGCCACCACGGTTATTTCGACGACGTCGGTTACGGTAGTTATGTCAAACGCTGTAGTGGGGACTGCGGTAGCCACCAGCACGCCTTGCCTGTTTGCCTATGACCTCACGATTGACAGCGCTACGATCACGGCAGGACAACAGGTCACCGTGACGGCGTTCACGCTTGCGGCGCAGAACGGCTAACATGCCCGCCTTCCCCGCAGAAACGCCGCCCGACGGATTGAACGTTGATATTGTACTGTTGGGCGGGGCGACGTTCGTTGCGTACTGGTACACAGACCAATGGTGGACGGGTGTAAACAATAACCCGTTTGACATTCCGGTTGACAACGGTCACGTCGTTTCGTGGGAGCTGATCGCCTAGGGAGGACGTTATGGCGATCACGTTCGTCGCAGCTGGCGCGGTCAACAGTGGAAACGGCTCAGCTGCCATAACGCCCGCAAACCCAGCGGGTATTGTAGACGGCGATCTGATATTTCTTATCGCCGAGATCCAAGCTACCACGACGATTACTCCTACGCCAACGGGGTGGACGTCTCTATTAGGCACGCCGAACGTTTCACCGCTGAGCCTAACGGGCACGCGGTTATATGTGTGGTATCGTATCAGGTCGGGCGCATATACCGCGCCTTCGCTGCAGCCGTCGGCCACAGACCATATCGTCGCTGTTCAAGTAGCCTATCGCGGCGTCGATCCGAGTAACCCGTTCGACGTAACTTCGGCGAGCACGAATGGAACAAGCGCGACCGTATCGTTTGCTCCGGTCACGACAGCTTCTACGAATACTAGGATCGTGCTGGTAGCGGGCCGGGACGAGGACCGAGGCAGTACTAACGCAATTACTACGGTCCCCACTGGCTACACAGAGCGTGTTGATACTAACGTAGCAACTAACCTTGGCGGCGGCATTTTTGTCGCGGACTTTGCGCGCGCCTCGGCTGGTGCATATGCGCCGCCGTCTGCGACGGCAACGAACTCCAGTGCGTACGTGGCATTTACTATTGCCCTGCGCCCGATAATTTTTGCAAGCGCCAGCCGCACGTTTGATCGCTTCACGGTAAGCGGCACTACGGGAGTCACGGGCCGGGCTGCGTCGGCAAACCGAACGCTTAACCCCTTCACGGTAAGCGGCAATACAACGGTTGCTACGAATAGCGCCAACGCCAACGCCAGCCTGACCTTCAACCCAATTACACTAAGCAGCACTACGGAAGTCACTGGCCTTTCTGGGTCAGCGAGCATCACACTAGGCGAACTGTTCCTAACAGGCAGTACGCAAGTGCCTGTCGCGGCGCAGGCGGAGAGGACATTCGATCCGTTCACGGTAAGCGGCACCGGGTCGGTTGTTGCGGTGACCGGCGTCACCGCCAACGCCAGCCTGACCTTCAACCCAATTACACTAAGCAGCACTACGGAAGTCACTGGCCGGATTGCGTCGGCTAATCTTGCACTAGGCGAACTGTTCCTAACAGGCAGTACGCAGGTGCCTGTCGCGGCGCAGGCGGAGAGAACCTTCGCTCCGTTCACGATAAGCGGCGCTGTGGCGATCACCGGCCTTGCTGGGTCGGCCAACCTAACCTTCGACCCGCTCACCTCGAACGGCACTGTGACAATCGTTACAGTGGCTACCAACACCACCAGCGCCAACCTGACCTTCGACCCGTTCTTCGTGACCGGGTTTGTTACTTCGATAACGACCGACGATACTCTGGACAGCAGGAAGCTGTTTCGCCTACGCCGAAGCACCCGCTGGAGAGATAGATTTTACAGAGTTTGATTATTGAGTTTCTTATCTTTTAGGTATAAGTTGCACACATGGTAGGTCTGTCAATGCTTCGGGTGGTGAACAACGCCGCGCTTACTGCTGCGGAGCGAGAAGCTATTGATCAGGATCTTTCGAACAGGCAGAACAATCCTGTTATCCTAGGGCTGACTTCATACCTACGTAAATGCTGGGACGCCGCCAAAGAAGCCAAGAAGCCTATCGAGTACATCATGCTCGACAGCATGCGGCAGCGCAACGGTGAGTATGACGCGGCGAAGCGCAAACAGATTTCGTCTGTTGGTGGGTCAGACATCTTCATGATGCTGACAGAGGTTAAGTGCCGCGCGGCTGAAAGCTGGCTCCGCGATATCCTTATGGATACGGGCACTCCACCATGGGACCTCAAGCCAACACCTATCCCTGCGATTGACCCTAGTAGAGAAGCAGCTATTCAGGAATCACTTGCGCAGGAGATACTTAAAACAATTCAGGCGGAGGGTATGGCCCCTACTCCTGAGCAAACCGACCAGCTGAAAGAGGTTCTGGCGCAGGACTTTAGATTCAAGTTGCTGCAGGAAGCGCAAAACCGCGCCGATCAGATGAAGATCAAGATTGACGATCAGTTCGCGCAGGGCGGATGGGCTGATGCATTCAACGACTTTATCACAGACCTTGTTACGTTCCCATGCGCCTTCCTGAAGGGTCCTGTTGTTCGTCGCCAGCGTGTACTCGGATGGGCCACCGGGGCGGACGGTTCAACAGTGGCCGAGCCTACCGAGCGACTGGCCCCTGAGTTTGAACGTGTTGATCCATTCAGGATCTACCCAGAACCCAAGATTACCAATATCAATGAGGGGTATCTCTTCGAACATCATCCGCTGTCGCGCATGTCGCTTGCGGATCTGATCGGCGTGCCCGGATACGACGATGAAGCTATACGTAAAGTACTCGAAATCGGCAACGTATCCAGCTGGATTAACGAGGATGTAGAGCTAGTTAAAAACGATTTGGAGCGAAAGTTCTACTCGTACAGGTCCCCGACGGAAACTTTTGACGTTCTTGAGTTCTGGGGTAAAGTTAGCGGCAAAATGCTTCGTGAGTGGGGCCTGCCGGAGACCGAAGTACCCGACGAAGCGCAAGAATACGACGCAAACGTCTGGCTGTCGGGTAACTACGTGCTGAAAGCGGTGCTCAATTACGACCCGCTGGGCGAAAAACCCTACGCAAAGACCTCTTTTATCAAGTCTCCGGGCGCTTTTTGGGGTAAATCTATCCCGGAAATCCTCAAAGACGTGCAATCTGTGTGCAATGCAGCGGCCAGAGCCCTTGTAAACAACATGGGCATCGCGTCCGGACCCCAAGTCGAGGTGAATTTGGAGCGAATCCCTCCAAACGAGGACATTACGCAGATACACCCATGGAAAATCTGGCAGGTAACCAACGATCCGCTTGGTTCTAACGCCCCTGCAGTGCGATTTAACCAGCCGACCGACAATGCCAACACACTTATGGCGGTTTACGAGCGTTTTAGCAGGCTAGCGGACGATCATTCCGGTATTCCGGCCTATGTTTACGGCGATATGAACGTTCAGGGCGCGGGCCGCACGGCTTCCGGGCTGTCAATGCTTATGGGATCTGCGGGTAAGGGCATCCGACAGATCGTCATGCATATTGACAACGATATAGTAAAGAATATGGTGCGACGACAGTTTATATATAACATGCGGTACGATGAGGACGAGGCAATCAAGGGTGATGCCGAGATTGTACCGATGGGCGCAGTCAATCTGGCCGTCAAAGAGACGGTTATGGTCAGGAGAATCGAGTTCTTGAACGCCACTGCCAACGAGTTCGACATGGGGATTGTCGGCAAGGAGGGACGCGCTGCTAT